ACCTGCGGGCAATGTAGCTGGGTTAGTGAACTTTGTTCCAAAGCCAGAACCAGACCACGGGTAGGCCGAGACGTAGGGGCTTGAAAAGTGTCCTACAGCAATGGCATTACCTGACGGGCTAAAGGCCACGCTTTCACTTTGGCCTGTAGGAAGCGTAACCGGGTTAGTAACCTTCAAACCAAAACCCGAACTGCTCCAAGGGTAGGCCGTGACGAATGGCGAGCCGTCTGATGTTACCGCTATAAATTGCGACGTTGGAACGCCAGTTTGGTAAAAATAATTAGCCATCCATTTAGTTGATGTAACTTTAATAGCCATAAGTGTTTGATTAGCTGGAACTAAAATTGGCCCGGTTGTGTTGTTGCCAAACACCAGTGTGTCGCTTGTAATTGCTACGGTTATAGGTGTTCCACTATTTTCAACCGTAAACAGCACAACTGTCCCAATTGGAAAAGCTACGCTGGCGTTAGCTGGGATTGTAAACGTGCGAAACTTTGTGTCACTTACCGGGTGAAATATCTGCTTGCCTGCATCATCCAGCACCAACGGGTAGTCAGCTGACTGGCTGTTCTGCGGGTACTGCACCACGCTCGACGGTGCAGCCGTACTCGCCCATGTCGTACCATTGCTGGTCAGGACATTCCCTGTCGTACCGGGAGAAACCGTCGTGACTGCCGACGTACCGTTGCCGATAACGACAGCGTTAGCTGTAAGCGTTGTCGCGCCTGTGCCGCCGTTGCTTACCTCAAGCGTACCGGCTAGTGTATGGTTAGCGTCCCAGGCAACCGCACCTGTAGCGGTAAAAGTGCCATCTGCCGCCGTCGAATGGTTTACCGTGACCGCCATTTAATAGTCCTTACGCCAAGAATTTCAGTTTGTAGAGCGTTGAATAATACAACCCAAAAATCTCGTCGATGATGTTCTGGATCGGGGTACAATCCTTATCGACAACCTTGTAGCGCATTTCGTCAAGGTCGTCTACTTGGCCTTCCAAAAACTCGACCACGTTGTTGGTCTTTTTGGCTGACATGAGCGAGATAGGGCCAATCAAGCCGTATTTGCCTTGATAGGCTTCCGCAAACTTGTCCGCCAAATCGATAACACCGTCGTAAAACTCGTTCAGAGCGATGTGTTTGGCGTAGCTGCGTGTGTTCAAGTGCGCAGAATGGGCTACATCCCGCGCCAGAAACAGCATACCTACAAAATCGGCGCAGCCAGCCATTACATCATTCCTTCGGGGGGTTGTTCAGGTGCCATTTCGGGCATTTGAGGCTCCATAGCCCCCATTTCGGGCATTTCTGCGGGTTCAGGCTGTTCCATGTTGGGCATTTCGCGCATCTCAGGTGCGCCTCCAATCAGATCGCCAGTGTCCATAGCCGCGGCAATGGTTCCCATGACAATATCTTGGATTTGCTCGGGCGACATACTGTTCTGCACGGCGCTGATACGCTTCGTCTCGGCGTCGTAGGCGTCTACCTGAGCCTTGTACTCCTTGATGTCCACCTCGCGCTGGGCGACGCTGTCCTGCACGTTCTGGATGATGTCCGTCATGCGGTTCATCTCCTGCGTCATGGCTTCCATCTGCTGTGCAGCAGCGGCCATCTCGGGCGACTGGTCGCCTTCCGACAAAACCTTCGGATCAAGAATTTTCTTAAACCGCTCGGCCATCTCCTGAGCGCCTGGCCAATCCATGTTCTTGATGAACAGATCGCCAGCAACCGACCAAAGCTGCGGGTTGGTCTGCAAAATCTGGCTCATGGCATCCAAGGCTTCTTGACGCTTGGTCATGTAGCCCGGGCCGGTCGTCACCATAACGTCGTAAGTGCCAACGCTGGGGTTGTAGATTTTCTCAATCATTCCGCCGTTCTGGTCGCGGATTTCCTTGACCGGCTCCGGCTGGGCCGGATTGAACTTGACCATGCTGACTTCGCCGTCAACGCCGATGATACGGGCGATGCGCTGCGTGTCGTAAATCTTGGGGATCATATCGACGATCTGCCGGGTAATGTGGCGGATCGCGCGGGCAAGGTTATCGACGTAGTGGTAAGTGCCAACGTCACCCTGCTTTTCGCGGGCAAGGATGGCCTTTCCAGAGCGTTCGTTGCCTGCCATGCCCAACGAGGCGTCATACTGCCCCGTCGTCCCCTTGATGTCGTCAGCAGCCCCCATCTTGGCCTGGATCAAGCCGGTCTGAGGCAACGGAGGAGGTGCGCGCTGAGGCAGGGGGAGAACTGAGCCAGCGCCGTCCGTCACGTCGGGATTGACTTCCAGATACGGCCAATTGGTCGTATTGGCAGTCTTCCACTGCATCTCGTACCCTTCAAACTGGCCACCATAGCCAATGAAAGGTGCCTTTGGAGCCAAAGCCAGCATCTCGGCTTCCTGGCTTGTCCAGTAGTTGTACATCCGCTGCGCGTCCTTGGCGTTACGCACAAGGCCAGAGATGTGCAGGCGTCCTTCGACTTCCCACTCGTTGCCGATGACGCGGACGACGGGAATCCACTTGCCCGCCCACTCACGCTCGTCAAGAATGTCGAACCCGTTGGTCTTCATCCACATGACCTTCTTGCGGTCAACGATGCGGGTGCGGATAGGTTTGCCAAACATCGCCGTAAGCTGCTTGTCCTGCGGCGTGCCGCTGAACGCAGTCTGGTTGTCTGGGTAAAGGTGCAGCGTGGCTTTTTCGTAGGTGTTGTAGAAGTATTCCGCGATGCGGATCGTGTCTTCTTGAAGCCACGACGACAGACCATCGTTGCCGACGCCTTGGCTGTACAGCGTGCTAATCGGCGATGCGTCGGGAAACATACGCTCGTATTCGTCGCGCAGGATGTCCTCGGTGACAAAACACCACTCAGCGTCCGCGCCGCACGGGTCTTGGATCGTCGGATCCATATAGACGCTGAACGAGTTGCGCACCCGCTCAATGCGGATGTCCTGATCGAACGTCTCGTCGTTGCAGTATTCCGTCAGCAGGCGGATGTAGCCCTCGCCGTAGGTCACCTGGTTGTCGCAGGCAGTGTCGTAGGCCACGTCGGCGTCCGACATATACTCAATGTGCCGCACGACGCCATTGAAAATCTCCGCAACCTGAACGTCGGCGTTGTCATCCGCCGGGATGACCTTGCCGCTGGGGCGGTTCTGGCGCTGCTCGTTCGTCACCTGACGGACGTGCTGCGGCAGCTTGTTGATTGTCAGGCACGGGCGAGCGTTGATCGTCTGGCCCTGCACCGCGCCGCGGGTGGCCAACACGTCGGCGGGCCACTGCCACTGGTTGTCTGGCGACCCGGCCATAAAGCGCAGATCGTCCAGTTCATCCTCGCGGCTGTCCGAGTACGCCGACTGCGCCATCTGGAGGCGATGGCGCATGGTGGCCATCTTGTTGTCGTCGTCCTTCGACGACTTTGCCGGGTTAGACCCTACGTTTGCGACTTTTCCAGCCGCTACCATGCCTGTAGGATCAGCCATATTGTTACTTCTGACCCTTTTTAGCCGCAGCGCGCTTCGTCGAATACGCAATCGCTACAGCCTGTTTGATCGGCTTACCAGCGTTTACTTCCGCCTTGATGTTCTTGCGGAACGCTTCTTTGCCAGCCGACTTGACCAAAGGCATCTTACTTGCCCTTCTTCATGGGCGTCTCACGCATCCGCGTGGTGATGCTGATGATGTCCTTGCCGCCAGAAGTCGGCACAGGCTTGCGCGCCAGCGGGATGGCGTCCATCTCGGCCTTGGGCTTGGGCATCTTTGGCCCCATCGGCATTTTCATGGTGGGCATCTTAGCCATTTGAATTATGATCCCATCCAAGAATTGATAACTCCGCCGGGAGAATACGCGTGCGTGCGCTTCTTGTCAACGCGCCCTTCGCGTGACGCTACAGGGAACGCGAACGTCACCGCGATAGCGTCGGCGGCATCTGGCGACGCCAGCCCGCGCGAGCGCATATCTTTCTTGGACTCAAGGAACAGCGTACCCTTGCTGTCTGGCTTCGTCTTAGGCCCGATTAGGTCAGACTTCAGAAACCTGTCCGCTGGCACGCTGCCTGTCTTGAGCCAGTCACGCATCGCGCCCCACATCTCGGCGCGCTTGTTGCCCCACATGATCTGGTTCTTGGCCTTACTGCCGAAGTTGACGCCCCTGATCTTGTACCGCTGTTCCTTCAGCCGATCCACGACGCCCGCGCCCAGGCCGCCCTCGTCGATGACGGTTAGCGCAGGCTTGTACTCCTCTATGGCGTCGATGACGTGACCGACGACTTCCATCGTGTCCGCGCCGCGCAGCCGCTTGATGTCGATGATGTCCCGGCCCTGCCGCACCGCGATGACGGTAGCATCCGATCCAAAGCGTGCTGGATCGACGCCGATGACGATGGGCGCAGTTTCGTCTTTCTGCCGTGGCCGCTTCATGGCGTCGTCGATGAGATTGACCGGGATAAACTGATCGTCGCCTTCTGACGGGAACTGACCATAGACTTCTACGTTGGCCTGGTAGCTATCCGCGCCGTACTCGTCGAGTATGCGCTGGTACAGGTTCTTGTCGGTTCCCTCGACATCCCGCGCGTCGATGTTGCTTGTGCGCCAGAACGCACGCTTGCTGTTGAACGCTTCGTAGAAGTACCCGGTGTTGCGCCGCGGGTTGGAAAACGCGATATGAAAGCGGTGCGGCGTGTTCTCCGTGAAGAACCCGTCACTGACCGACCAGATGCTGTCGGGGATACCGGACGCTTCGTCAAAGATCAGCATCACGCCATCGTGATTGTGCAACCCTGCGTATGCATCTGGGTTTTCTTCAGACCATAAGCGTCCTTCGCACGACCAATACCGCGTGCCTTTGCGAAGTTCTCGTTCGACAATTTCTGTAAGCCATTTAGCGGGCATTATCCGAGTAGCAGCTATTTCAAACCAATGGCTGTTAATTGACATGGCCATCCATTTAGTAATTTCTGCCCATGTCACTGATCGCAACTGCGCTTCAGAGTTAGCAGACACAATAACAGACCCGCCAATGCGGGTAGTCATCATCCAAATTACAAGCCAACTAACCAGCGCCGACTTGCCAATTCCACGGCCTGACGCCACTGCCATACGAAAGGTGTCAAAATCAACTTTGCCGTTGTTTTCGCGGATATGATCGCGCAGATCGGTCAGTATCTGACGTTGCCACTTACGCGGGCCTACATGGTGTTCTAGCGGCGAACCTGCCTCGCCCCATGGGTACGCCGTCAACACAAACGCCAAAGGATCGTTTTTGATGCTAGGCGCCCACAGCCGACTCATCAACTCTACTTCGTCTGTGGCACTATATTTAGGCGTCTGCATATTGCGTCCTAAAAGGGTAAATTTCCCGTTCTGCCGCGCGCCTTACCTTGGCCGCGGCTTCTTTGGTGTCGTAGTACCCTAAACTACGACACCCATTGCTCGTATGTATGCGAGCGTGCCACCTTTGCGTAGCTTTGTGAAGGGTTACGCCCGTAACGCCAGAAGTTGAATTGCGCTGCAATTTTCGGTTTTGATTGTTTTCATGTTGGCTAGCCTCGCGCAAGTTGCATAGCCGGTTGTCGCCGGGGGTTTGATTTATATGGTCGATGTTTTTAATCGGCCATTCACCGTGCGTGTACAGCCATGCTAAACGATGTGCCTTGTACAGTATCTTATCGATACGGATTACAACATACCCGTAGTGGTCTAAGCACCCCGCGGGCGCGCCGACAGGCGTTCGGCTTGATGTTTGTGTACGCCAGCAAAAAACGCCTGTGTCGGGGTCATACGCTAGTAGACTTTTCAGCCTCTCTTGCGTTATCAGTTTGGTAGCCATCAACAATGTCCTCTTGTTGGTTGGTCAGGAACGTGGAGGACGTTGGTGCGTCCTCCACTTCCGTATAGAGACCTTCTATAACACGTAATTCAGCTTTTTCCAAAGCCGCAATCACAGATATCTGCTGGTCGATGTTTACGTCGATCTGCTGCTTGGCTACCCAACCATGCTGATGCTTGAGGATGTCAAGCGCGGCCTTGGCGTCGCCCGCGGCGGCGGCGTCGTACAGCGTCTTGGCGGCGTTGAACTCACCCTCGGAGCGGCCCTTCATCTCGGCCATCTCGACCAGCGGGTCAAACTCCTGAAGGCGTCGGTACTGGCTGGGTGTCAGGCCAGCGGCCATCGCTAGGCTGTCGCCCTTCAGGCCATAGCGCGCGGCTGCGTATATGGCTTCCAACCGCGCCTCGGTTGC